GAATATTTCTGAGGTCAATCATTCGAATATTTCTTTTAATATTTTCTTCATATTCTGAACCGTCCCAGAAGCTAACAGGCTGTTTAACCCATTCAGACAAATCTTTTCTACGAATTGGCTTTTGTCTTTTACCCTCAACAAAGGTATCATCAGGTGATAGGAAATTGGGAATACCATCACCCTTGTCGCCCAAAAGAATTTTTTCCATCAATTCTTCTTCTGGGTTCTTGGACTTTACCCATTTCTTGAAGATGGGACTATACTGCTTCACATTCTTGTATCTCTGAAGTTGTGCAAAATCATGGTCACCTGAAAGAATCAGAATGGATTGAGGTTCAAAATCCAATCCAAATTGTTCCAATTCATTTTCTTGAGCCCACTTAACTAAAGTTGCAATGATATCATCAGCCTCAGCTGTATCAACTTCAATTACAGGATATGGGAAATTTTCAGAAAGCTCTAGTTTAATTTGATTCAATGCCTCGAAAATGGCATGCCAATCAAAACCAGAGTCATCCCGTGCCTTCTTTCGATTTGCCTTGTAATAAGGATAAATCTTTTTTCTCCAATAATTTTTATTATCACATGCAATTACAATGTCGCCATATTCATCACCAAACTTAGTTTTGTAACTACGAATTGCATTGATAATCATATGTCTAATTAGAGGCAAACTAATTTCAGCGTCAGTTCGTCCTCTAAGCTCTGCCATCAATGTACTGATGGCAGTTTGGCTATAATCTACGATAATCATTTTTAATCAATCCTGACTAGAATTATATTTACATTGGTTCTACCTTTCATTTCCGTACACTTAGAATTAATTGTATCAAACCAATTCTTTGTTTGATTCTTCCTAAGTTTCATGAATTCTTCTAACTGTGTTTCTGGCTTACGCAGAATTTTTTCACAGCTATTTTTATATCCATAAATTGTTGTACCTTTGGCATAGATGCTATCCTTTACCTCTGCCTCATAATATCCCAACTTACGACGCTTGGTGTCATATACCCATACCAAGTTAGAACCAATAATATTAACTGCGTCCTGTGACTTCAAATTCAATTCATCAAAAGAATCCATGAAACGAAGTTTACTTACCATCTTCTTTTTATCCAAGGGCTTCTTCTTGCGAATTCTTTGTGTCTTTGCAGCTGTTGCCTGCCTAGACAAAAGATCAATCAACAGATTAAATTCATTGATGATTGACTTGAATGTCCTCTTTGACATAAAATTGTAACCTTCTGAGAGTTGTTCATCAGAACCATCATAGGCTGCCCGCCATTCATTCAAATAAGTTTCTTGAATGTAATTGATGATCAACCGAATATGAGGTGCCTTGATATTCTCACCATTACGAAAAATAACATTTACCATTGACTTTGCTGATGCAGAGCCTTCTTTAAAGGATACATCAACCAAATGATCAATCTCTGAAAAAATTTCAGACAACTGATTCTTCATGGCATCTTGAACACTTGGTCTGTTTGTGTCCGTCTTGACAACTCTCTTCTTTTTTGTTTGCAAGCTATTTAGGTAATCTTCAATACGCAAAACATCTTTTTCTGAAAGAGGAAAGTTTCTCATACTAATTCTTGCCAAAGAAGAAATAGTAGGATTTGCCTTTTTAAGTGTTCTCAGGGATGCAATAAACTTCTTGGCATCTGTGGGCTTGTTTGCCTTAATCCACTCTTCAAGATATTTCTTGTAATTTTTATCCGTGGCGCAATATCCATGCCAGTTTAAACCACGAAGAATTTCTGATTTATAATTCTTTTCCGTGATTTCCACATTATCCCAAACAGGCTCATCCCCAACAAACTTTGCCTCAGAGGCGGGAGGATAAACTGAATGAAGTTTAATCATTAATCACCTCAACGGTTTGAACCGAATCATAGCGGAAAGAACGCCAACCATTAACATCAGTTGCCCAGACTGAGCAAACATTATCGTTAGGCTTCTTTGTGCGAGTAGTCTCAGATGGTTCCCTGGCAGGGATAAGATTCTCTGAGAGAGTGCATGTCATGATTCGTGTGGAACCATCCACCTTGGTAAACGTTACCTTGACGATCCCAGACTTCAAATTGCTGTGTAGTTCATTCTTATCAACGATAGACATAATCGTTCTCCTTGTGTTAGAGTATTTTACACTTTAATATAACACTAGGAGGCCTTGTTGTCAAGTGCTATTTAATTTTTGGTTTCTTTAAAAATTGGAACCAATCATTGCTCCACTCTGATTTTTCATCAGGATATTCAAAAATTTGATCTTGAATATCTTCTTTAACAATGGCATTTTTTTCACGTTTTTGTTCCAATGTTATTTTATTGTATGCCACAATTAAACTGACTGCCAAAGGATCGAACACAAACACAATTAGTAGAGCAAAAATGTTTACCACTTTGTCCATTGATAACCCAGTAAGATTACTCAAATATCTTAACGGACCAATTTCTGCAGCCACTTCATTGTTTGCATTAATCTCAACAATTTGAATGTCCAATGAAGTAACACTATCAGTTAATTCTTCGATTCTCTGAGAAACTGTTGAGCGTTCTTCGTTGGCTGTACTCAATTGCTGTTGAAGAGCATTTCTTGTTGCACTTGATGTGGTTGTAATTAATTGACCAGTTTCTTGGTCAATATATTGAATTGTATTATTTGCCAGACCAGAACTTAGTTGTTCAATGGTTGAACTTAAAGTTTGTCTTTCTGAAATATACAAATCCAATTGTTCTTGGAATCTTTGTTTCTTGAGATCCAAGATGGATATTTGTTGATTAACAATATTGAATTGATCGGCTGTTGTTTGATATGCTGCTGTTAGAAAGCCGTAAATACCTGCTGAAGTAATTAAAATTAAAATACCGACAGCTATTAAAAAATAACCTCTAAACAAAACAGATAAACTTTTCCAATATCTGGTTAAAAATGATGCAGTCACCAACTTTCCTATTTCTAGTGCAGAAGCCATAATTACGACAGGAACAAACGCACCTGCGAAAAGGCTCCCCAATCCAGAAACAGAAAAGAAGGCAGCTACACCACTGATAACCAAAGCGGTAAAAAGTATTGTCAGAAGAAATGTCATAATTTTAAATGCTTCCTATGGACTCTGCACATGATCCAATCATTATAAAATAATTCAGGGTTTTCTAGCACACCATATTGGAACTGTAACTTTGCCTCATAATAAGAACATTGTCCTCTAGAGTAACAAATATGTACAATGTCCCGTCGGAAAGACTCTCTCCCGTGGGTTTCAACATCATGTAACAATTCTTTGTTACTTCCGTAATATTCTCTCCAATCTGACTCAACAGTAAACTTCTTTCGTTTTCCCTTAACTTGTCTAGATTTGGATCTAGTGAATAATTTTTTTCCAATGTACTTTTTCCCTGTTGTTGTGTTGGTTATGATGTAAACAAAACCAACGGCTTTTTCAGGTACTTCTTCAAATTGTTTATCTTCATGCAACCACATAATAAAGCCTCTTTCTTTTTAGACTTTATTATTTATTCGTCCTCATCCTCGTCTTCGTAGCCGAAGTCATATTCTTCTGCGTCTTCTAATTCTTCACCACAGAATGGACAAAACTTTACTACATAATGATCTTCATCCATTGTATGTTTTATATCGTATTCTGCCTCGCAGAACAAACAAACTATTAACTTATGCATCTATTTCTACATCCAGTTTTGGAAGGTCTTTACGTTCTCCATAGACAATAAAGAAATAATCATATCCATTTGCTCCGTGAACTAATGCTTTATTATCCATAACACCTGAACACATGAGACTTGGTTGATTCAAACTACATCTGGTTAAATGAACTGTAATGGAATTTTCATCAACCAAGTCTCTCCAGTAATCAGGAAATTCAATCTCATTTTTGTTGGTCTTGCCACGAAAATAAACGCCCAACTCAGGTCCTTCAAGGCATGCATGAATCAAGCGCTTATTTTCTTTTGAAGGATGCTCAATATTGAACAACTTGAACGGTGCTGAAACACTTGTGAAAGTGCCTAGAGCAGATGTTACTTGACTTGAGAAATTTCCAGTTGCTGCTGATACTGATGTTGCTGAAACTGCTGATGAAAATGTGCCATTAACTGCTTGAACATCACCAACCGCTACTTCAACATCACCAGCTGTAACTTCGAAATTTCCGTCTCTGAGTTCTATCCCAGACCCAGTCTCAGTCAATCCTACCGCAGAGGTAACATCATACTCTTCATCTATCTGTCCAGTTGTTTTCAATACAATTTTAGGCATCTATTAACTCCTTAATGGCTTCTTCATATGTTGTTTTAGGATTCAACCCAACAAACTTTTTTATAACATTATCATTTTGTAGTATCAAAACTGTTGGCACTGTGCGAACCTCATATGCAACGGCAGTATGTGGCGCCCGATCAACATCAATGGTTTCCCACTGAATACTACCATAATCTTCTTGTAACTTTTCCATCACTGGTGTGAGCACCTTACAGGGCCCACACCAGCTTGCAGTAAATCTCATCACTTTTTTCATGTTACTTCACAGCCTCCTGCTCCACAAGCAATTTCACCTTGTAGATTTGTTAAGTCTTCGGTTTCAATTACATTATCTAAATCAATGTTATTCAATGATTCCAACATTTCATTATACTTATCTTCGTCAATATCTTCAAATGGTGCCTGAATATATGTGTGGTCACTATAAGGAAGAACTGACAATGCTGTAAAATCATCACGGTTCTCCCACATCCATTCACCTACTGCTTCCCATTCTTCTGGCTTGATGGAAACAGTTGTTGAAACATTGTTCTTATTGGCGCCACGACGATGCCCTGGCTTTACCCATTCCTTCCAAACTTTACTTACTCTTTCAAGAAGGTCTAATGCTGATTCTTGACGAGTAATTGCCCCCTCAGGCGCCTTCTGAGGTACCTGAATGACTGCCTGTAAGTTTGGCTTGAAGAACTCGTCTTCAACAAGCTCTGGGTGATTTACCAACAAGTATTGATAAATGCTTTCATTCTTACCAACACGAATTCTACGAATATAATAATCATTATGCCAAGCATGAATACCTGAAGAGGTTCCAAGAACAAGACTACTTGTTCCTTCTGGCTTGACTGTTGTGCATCGTGCTGCTGGCTTTGTGCCAATCAATTCTGCAACTCTGGCATTTTCTTCCTTAACGATGTTTGCAGCCTCTTTCATGTTCAATTTCAAGGCTTCGCCTGTTGCAATACCCGTCATTGAAACACCAATCAAAGCCTCACGCTCTGTTGTCTTTTTCCAAATAGGACGAAGATAATGGAAATCAGTATATGATGCCTGCAACGTACCAATAAAGGCAGCAGCCTTGGCACGTGCATTATAATCTTCTTGATCCTTGATGTCGCCAGCATTAATTGTAGTTAGGTTACAAAATTGGAAAGGACGTAGAGAAATCTCAGCACATGGGTTCATTCCCCAATCCTTATCATTGGTAAAGAAGAAGCCTGGCTCACCTGAACCTGATGCTTCAATCTTCTTCCAAAGATCCATGAATACATCTTCTTCAATCATGTGTCGAACAATAACTGCTGAGTTGTTTGCTCGTCCTCTTTGTGGGTTATTTTCCCACCAGTTACCGAACTTACAAGTCAACATATCATCGTCATCAATGTTGAACAAACTAATCATGGCACTACGACGAATGCCGCCTGCCAATACTGCGTCAGCAATATAGCAAAGAATGTCATGAACTTCCAATGTAGTTAGCTTTTCGCCATTTTCCTTTCTGTCCAATACCTTCTTGACATTGTGAACACAATCGTGCAAAGGCTCAGGACCTGGTGCCTTACCACCTGATGTAATCAACTTTGCGCCTTTAGGACGAATATCACTAAAGTCAAAAATAGGCAAAGCCTTTCCGTTCATATATGCACTCATCAATACCTTAATGGCATCAGCCCAACCCTCAATACTATCACCAACGAGATAACGACGGAACTCAGTTGGCTTAGTGATTGCAGGCAACTGATCTACGTGATGGCGCTGTACAGAATAGCCTACGCCTGTTCCTGAAAGCAAAAGGAACATGACTTCACTGAAAGCATCAATGTGATCTACGGGCAAGAAGCAGCAATTATATAGGCGCGCATTGTTTATGTCAATGGGCTTGCCAGCAAATTGCAAAGAACGCATTGAAGGAAGAATCTTCTTATCGTATACAAACTTATATGCCTCGTTGATTTCTTTCTTTAACTCAGGAAACTTGTTGATGTGCATTTCCTTGTTTCTATCTACTAACTCTTTCCAGTTTTCTCTACGATTCAACTTATTGTCAAACTTCGCATACTTCATGAAAACGGTAATATCTGATAAAATCTGTGTTGTTAACTCCAATTTTCTCATTTCTGTCTTATCCTATTGGTTTAATGCTTTGTTAATGTCGGGTGGGAAATATGTTTCTGGCTTTAGAATTTTACCGTCGTCACGTTTAATAACTTTGCCATCTACTGTTTTACTCATGTTCGAGGCTGTGATTTCCTGCCAAACAGGATTGATTGGGATACCTAAACTATTGCACAGTCCTAAAATTACCCATATAAGATCGCCACAAGCATCAGCAACTTCAACAACATCTTTATTGTCGTGACCCTGTTTAAGTTCCTCAAACTCTTCACGGATTAGTTCCATGTATAAGTTCACTTGATTCTCGTTTGAGGTTTCGTAGCTTGGGCTGTCTAAAACTTCTTGCCCACAGGCTTCCATGAATATCTTTACGTCATTCTGCATTGTCTGTCTCACTAAGTGAAAAGTTATTTATCATTGGAAAGATTTCAGAAATTACTTGGGCGCATGCTCTGGCAACTTCTCTATGTTCTTTCTGTGTGGATTTGTGTGTTCTAATTTCTAAGAAGTGGATCCAACTTCTGAGAGTTCCGTTCATATACATTCTTGATAATGTCAAACCTTCAGGCAAAACTGCACGTGCAACTTCCTTGGCAATTCCCTTACTGATAGCCCAAGAATATGTCTTCTTTGAAAGTGTAATCAATTCTTGCTGCATACTGTTCCATTCATCTTGTAATACAGGATCATCTACATCAATACTATTTTGTCTATTCTTATCGTCTTGCAATCTTGCTTCTCTGAGAGCAAACGAAAGATCGGCAGTTGGGTCTGCATATCTTTGTGAAAATTCTTGAAAGCTGAAACTGCGATGCCGCAGAATTTGTCGAGCAATGTCACGGGTTGTTTCAATTTCTAAACAAACGTTAACCATCTCAAAAGGACTCCAATGCTTCCATCGAATAAGATAGTTAATTAATTTTTCTGATGTCTCATCATTATACTGATTGCTAGGATTGCTTACACGCGCACAATATGCTACGAGCTTAATAAGGTCGTTATTTAAATATTTTCCGCCGTTTTCTACACCCCCATGTACCATACCATCACTATGGACTTGTATAGGCGGTTGTGTAAAACTTATCAACTTTACATTCATCAACAATTTCTCCATTCTGTAAATTTCAATTTAGCCATTAGTCCTTGATATGTATTTTCTCTGATAAGAGATTCCACATCATGACCTGCCGTTACCATATCATTTATATCTTTTTCAATTACATCACACGGCCAAATGCAAACTTGATAATTTAAGTTTATGTATTTTTCTACAAGATCACAGACCTGTGTGTTTCTAGGTTGATTATCAAACACTACAACGATTTTATCTTCTGGATACCCCAATGTTTCAATTTTATTGAAACCTGTTCCTGCAACAGCTATACTGTTATCAAGAAACAAACTATCAATGGGACCTTCAACAATGTTAATTGTTTTTGTTCTATCAACAGTATCCTGCCCAAATATCAACGTAGCATTTTCATTCAACTTAATGTTTATATATCTTAAATTTTCCCCTCGCATTGCTCTCATGGCAACGCCAACTAAATTTTCATTTTCATCATAAAAAGGAAGAAGCAACCTAGGCTCTTCTGTTTTGATTGAAGAATATTTCGGGGCAATTTTTACAATGTCTTTCACGGAGGGTATGAAATATAACTCTGAAAATTTCTTTTCAGGGATGTTTCTGTTTCTACAATAAACAACAGCCTCGTTATCGTCAGGCAATTTATCTAAACGTTCTGCAACATTCTTAAGTGGATCTGTATTAAAGACTGGTTGTTCAAATACCAAATCGTCCTCTGCATTTTTGTGTGCTTTAGGACCGTTCATGCCAGAAGAATATCTTTCAAACACATATTGTTTATAAAGAGTAGGATCTAAATTTTCCAAGAATGTGCCAAAGTGTTGACTAGCAGCACAGTTGTGACACTTGTAAAATAGATCGTTTTTATTTCTGTAAAAATATCCACGGGACTTGTTTTTATTTTTCTTAGAGTCACCACAAATTATACATCTACAATTCCAAAGATCCTGCTTCTTCTTTGCAAAATTAGGTAGACGATAACCAATTTGATTCAGATATTTTACATCAATAAAATAAGACATTATGTATTCCTTGTTCTCACATGACCTGCCAATACAAAAGAAGCTGCAATCAATACCACATTCTTAACAATATATTGTCCTTCTAGAGTCAGCACAAAGGGGAAATGAATAAACATTTCACTTGGAAAAATGATTAGAGGCGACCATGCCCCTACCATCTGCGACCATAGAAGAAATAATGTAGTACGCTGAAACTTGTTTGTCAACATCCCTAGCCCAATTAATGTTTCCCAAAGTGCAAGTATCTTGATGGAAAAGGTAGGGACAATTAAACCAAACGTGAGTACATTAATGGTTTCTGTTGCTAAATTTTCAGCAGGGGAAACGTTTGGGAAAAATTTCAAAAACCCAAACCAAAAGAAAACAATACCCAAAGAAACTCTGAGCATTGTTAGTCCATGAGTTTTAAATGTTTTGATGATTAAATCATCTAGCTTAGATAGCAAAATAGATGTCATAGTATCCTCCGAAGTTACATGGAAGATAAACTATGACATCTATTTTGTCAAGATGTTACTTCAATAAAAATTCTATGATTTGATTAGCAAAAGCTGCAAAAGTTATACTACCGCCGAGTACAATCCAGCGCCATCTTTCCAACTCAGCAACTCTTTGTTCCAAATCTTTTCTTTCTTCCATTATTTTTTTCTGATCTTCAGTAATGCACTTTTTAAGATCATTCATACCATATGTCATGGCAGTCATCAATCTTTGTTCAACTTCACTCATATCTGAAGATAATTCACGGCTTACTGTTGTGATACGGGAATGTAATTCTTTGATATCATCTTGCATTTCTTTTCTGCGTTTTTCTATCAAAGCATATAACTCCTCGTCGAGGGAATCCTGTTTGTTTAATCTTTCCTCGTGTACTGCCAACATGCGTGCGATATTGTTTGAGACATCTCCCATTCTTTCGATAGCAGCATCTAGCTTTTCAGAAAACGTAGTAATTCTACTAACGTCATTCTTTAATAACAGGAGTTCGGTCTCAATATCCATTTATTACTTCTTCTCGGCCTTTACTTTGCCGCCGTAATTCTTCTTGGGACGACCACGCTTTACAGCAGTCTTAGCCTTAGAAGCAGCTGCCTTAACGTCTTGAAGATTTACTTTACCGTCATCATTAATATCAAATGTGTCTTTGGTTGCCTGCTTGGCAGCAACCTTGACAGCTGCCTTATTTTCGGCAGTCATTTGTCTCCATACAATAAAACCAATAAAGGCAAGTAAAGCCAATGATAATAGTAACTTAACCATAATTTTTAATTCTCCTTTTTCTTTTTTGATTTTCTGCGAAACATTTTTGCACCCAATAAAGGATCATATTTCGCAATTGCTGTTGCTCCTGTATGAGCAACATTGTTCGCAGGGACGGCGCCGCCGCCACCTACAGACATTTCATCTATGAATTGTTTAAAAGTTTTCATACTTTTCGCAGCTTATCCACAATGGTTTCTTCCAAAGGAATTGAGCTTTCGTTTACATCATCATTTATTTGATAATTATCTTTTAGATAATTCAGATATACCAAGAAAGTTTTAATTTCAGACCAATATTCTTTTTCGAATCTGAAAAATAGCATTGGAACCATTGCTTCATCAAAAACATTTCTTAATAAGATAAAATGATTTAAGAGTAAACGTTCGCTCAATATTCCAGTTTTCTTATATTTTTTTAACAATCTTTTTATATACTTGAAACGTTTTATATCGCCGTGAAATTCTTTTAAACTAGCACATGCTGGATTATTATAATTTTTTGCGGCATATATTAAAAACGTTTCTTCAGTTAATTCAAAATTTTTCATAATGTTAGTATTTATTAGTAAACTACGGTAGCCGATCCCCCTATAAACCACCAATCACTGGCGTACCACATCAATGTTGCTGTATGTCCAACTTCAGTAAATCTTATACTACTTGGCTTTACATTACTTGTTATGGCTTGTGTGCCTGCTGCCTGAGAACAAACAACAATTTTAATTTGACCGTTATATGATCCGTCTGCAATGGTTAGAGCATAGGCGCCAGCTTCGCTGGTCAAAACCGTTAATGTTTGATTAACAGTAATGGCACCTGCATTAGTTAATGTTTGTGGACTACTAACGTCTAATGCTAATAGTCCACCAACATTTAACAATGTACTTGGCAGGTTAGCTAATAATGTAGAAATACTTAGTTTTTTATCAGCACTTGATTGTACAAGATACAACACATCCGCTGAGTTAACGGTTGTTGCTGCTGTCAATGCAGTTACTTTGCTATCTGCCATGATTTATTATGGGTTAACAGTTAATGTTAATGCGTCAGATGTTACACTATCTGCACCTGATGCTGACAATACACAACGGAATTGTGCATTATTCCAAGTTGATGATGTGTCAGTCATTCCAGCATTAACACCTAGAGATGCTGAATCAGCACCTGTGAATACACCGCCTGCTGGGTTAATGTTAGCAAAGGTTGCACCGCCATCAACTGATTGTTGCCATTGATATGTAATGGTTGCTGTTGATGGTGCAATTGTTGCAACAACTTCAGCCAATGTTGCAATCGCATCGCCGGCATCAGCCGTTGCTGCTGCATCTGGTTGTGTTGTAATCTCAATAAATGCGTCTTCAAACTCAACGTCTTCATAGTCACCCATGTTAGCTGGTGAAGCACCATTCTTGGAAAGTGCCACTAATGTTTCATATGTAGTGCGAGCGCCACGTGTTGTTTTTAGAACCCAGCCTGCATGTGCAACTGGCTTACCCTCAGCGGCTGTTGCGGCAGTTTCACTAGTGTCAACACCAAACACATTTGTTGAAAGAATACTTGGATCACTTGCCAATGAAGTTGGCTTCTCACTTAGTGTGTAAGAAGCACCAGCATTAATGGTTGTCCAAGTTAATTGTGGGTTGGCATTAATTACTGTTGCGGTTGTATTGTCATCAATTGCAATAATGATGAATTCTTGTGAACCAACACGCAAGAAATCTCCAACAGCAGCTTCTGTTGTGAAAGCTGTACTTGTTCCTGTAACTGCACCGCCAGTTGTAATTGCAACTGTACCTGAAGCAGTTTTGCTATCTTTTATGCCCCATCCTGACATGGCTTATTCTCCTAAATTTGAATTGAAAATTTCGTCTACTTTATTTAAAAAATCTTTAATATCTGTTTCAGCCAACTCGCCAATACTGGAGATGTTATAATCAGACAATGCCTGATTGAAAGCAGCTTGATAACTTTCTTTCTTGGTTGCAACATCTCTACGACGGCGAAGTTCTGTTTTTGCCTTTGAAGCCATCTGCTTATCAGCATCAGAAACTTTACCACCTGCTCTCTTTTTTCTCTCTGCCTGTGTTGCAAGAGAAACTAACATACCTTCAGGTGTCTTTTTAAAATCAGGACCAGTGGCTTCATCCATTGGCTGAAATTCTTCGTATTTGTTCATAGCTGTTCTCTGTCTAATAAGACGATAAATTAATGGATCATTGAAAACATGACCAAAAATTCTTCTTACAAATTCATAAAGCACTCTTCTTTCAACTAAAGGAAGATATGCGTCGCCCTGCATATGTCTCAATGCTTGGGCTAACCAAGGGATATTCTGTACAGGCATTAGTCCCATACGGACCAATTCCTCTACTTTATTCATATCTACTTGTTCTTGTAAGTCTTCCATAATTTTCAATGTTAAATGTTTCTTATATTTATAATAATTAATACTAACAATTCCACTTTCTTAGTGCTTTATTAATTCTTGAATCTGGATCTCTGGCTGTTTTGGCTGATGTCAATCTCTTTTTCATGCCACTCATGCGCGCGCAAAAACTTTTTCTGCGCTTGGCTGCCTTACTACCCTTCTTCAATTTAGAAGGTTTTGTAGTAACTGCCATTGATAATTTACTACCAGGATTTGCTCTACGGTAAGAAGCAATGCCCTTTCTATTTAAGCCACCAGCCTCACTCTTGCCTTCTTTTCTTTGCCAGGCAGGCGTGGCTTCTGTAATAAATTCTTGGAATGTAAGCATTGTTTTATTTTCTCTTAGTCTTATATTTAGTTGCCTTAGTCACACGCTTAATATCAGCAACACGCAATTGTGGTTGTGTTGATATTGCCAAAGATTTTCTATAAGATTTTCCTTTGGTCTTAATGTTTCTTTCAATGGCAGAACGTTGTGTACTTGATAAACCCTTTCTGTTTTTCACTCCTGCCAAAGATTTATACAACTTACGAACCGTAGTTAATTTAGTTCTTCGTGCAATTCTACGTTTACTGGCTGAAATGCCTGTACGTATTTTAGCATATTTCTTTAGCTTCCAACGATGCTTTCTGATATTAATTTGCTTCTTTACTCTGCCTGCAGGTGTTACACCTTCTTCAATTTTCTCAGTATCACCGTTCATTGACAATAATTTATCTGACAAACGAGTAATACCTTGACGAATTTTTTCAATCATACCTGAGTTTCTAACAACCTTGAAAGCCATGTTCTCATCTGAGAATTCGCCCGCTCTCTCCAAGCCTGATTTTCTCATCTTGGCAATCTTCTTTAACAATGCCTGTAAAGCAGCCAAATCTTCATTCTTCAAGGCATCTTCGCCTTGTTGAATAATCTCACCTGCTTTGGTTTGGATGTTACCATGAGCAAAGTTTGGTCTTTGCATAGTTGGAATAACCAACCATCTATCATGCTTCAAACTATATTGACCTGAGGCTACATGATGTTCTGATCTATCTTGGGCATAAACCTCTACATCATGTCCCTTAACTTTAATATTGTGTTGATTGTTGTACAAGTTCTTCTTGGCATTCAACAAACCTTTAACAAGATCATGTGTAACACCAGTTTCGCCCATGTTTACAACAACATGAACATCAAAATCACTGAACTTGGTCCAATTGTAATTGGCATTTGAGCCTGTAAGAATAATGTCAGTAATTGGGAAATCCATGTCCCAGGTTTTAACAAAGTCATCAGCAACTCGCAATAGAGCATTACGAATTTCTGGCTTTAAATTCATATTGTCCCAGGCGACTGGATTTAATTGTTGATGTATAACTGCTGTCTCTGAAGCAACATCAACAAATTCCTTGAAGGTTTTCAAGTTCTTGCCTTGACCTGGTGTAGCATCCAACATCTTTTTTGTTAACTCAGGACGACCCCATTCATTATCTCTGCCCAATTCTTCCTTGACTGGAACACAATTGGGAACCATTCTGCCGCCCTTCATCTTCATACCTTCTTGTTTGTAACCATCCCAGCATGGACCCTTAGCCTCATTTGTACTTCTCCAACCACCACCTTTCTTTCTATACCACTTGGCTGCCCAAGCATTTGCATATGCACTAGGATAAACATCAAACTTTGATCTAGCCAATGACTTGGCGCGACTCCAAAGCTGAGGCTTGGTTGGCTTATTCTTTTCTGTGATGATTTCTTCTTTCATTGTCTTCACCATGATAGGCTTATTGCCTTGTCCTGGTTGATCTTTTCCAGGACGTCCTGCCTTACTCTGTGCAGCTCTTTTTCTTCTAACAGCAGATTTAATTTGTGATTTAGACATACGAGCAGCTTTGGCAGCAGGAACACATTTGGCATATCCCTTCTTTTCACCAGATGTACCACACTCCTCGTAACCACCGCCTTTCTTTTTCTTGGCGAGGTTAACCCACTTCTCTCTAAACCATTTTCTTAAATCTTCGTTCATAATACTATTTATTTAACAATTTGGATCGTAACTACCATTGCTGTTACAAAGCCCACAGCAAACGAAACTTTTCTACTTGGAAGATTAATGAAACCAAATAGTTTATTTGGGTTTGGCGGTGGGGGTGGCATGTTAGCAACAACAGTTTGTAAACTATCTACAGAACTAGTCAAGAATAGTATACTCAAATCTTTTCTTTCAATTACAGTATTTAATTCTGCAATTTGTACTTCTTGTGTTTGTATTGTAACTTCTTGTTGGTCAATAATACTATCTTGAACTGGGATCAATTCTTTGGCAACTTCTAATGTAATTGTGTCACCGTCAACAATTGCACTACGAATTTCTTCTCTGCGATTACGAAGTTCGTTTGTTTGAGCACGAAGTGAGACAACAGTTGATGCAAGTTCTTCTGCTCTTGCTTGTGCTACATCGGCTTCTTGTTTGTTTTTCTCAACTTCAGCTTTCAAACTATCAGCAAATAACGATGCTGTTTCTGCCTCTCCTTGAAATTGCTTATAGTTTTCAATATAGGTCTCTATTTCATCTTTGTGTTTCATGTCCATGACAAAGAACACTAGAGTTGCTGCAATGGCTATGCCAAGTATTAATTTAATTTTATCGGTCAACATTTGTTCCGGTTAAGGTTAACGAGTTTCACGCCATTGCATGGATGCATAGGCATTGGTATCGGCAGTACTGCTTAAGTTTCTGGCAACTAAAGCAAACACATTACTTTCAGTAGATGTGATGTTTTGGCTGAGATAGGCACGCTTTGCCTTGATGGGGTCAGCAATACTGTTACCGCCCGCGGCTTGTTTTCCTGATGGATTGTTGGCGGCAACGAATCCACTTGCAAATAATTCACCATCTGTTGTATTGAAGCTAGTGCCTGCAGTGATGTTATACTCTATGACGGAACTATCATTGGCAGATACCCAGCTTCCTCCTGTGATGTTGCTATCTCCAGGAAGGCGCCACAATTCAAACACAATGGAGGCACCATCAGATAAAAGGTTCATGTCTGCTAATCGAACAACACTTCTGTTAGGTAATGATTGATAGGTGTCTTTTAAACGAATGGCTAGTAGACATTTTGCTGCGGCAGGACTTCCTTTTGCAAGAAGAATGTTTTCAGCATATTGACTGAAGTTCACACCTGATTCAATATATCCACCTTCAGACATCAC